TGATAAATCGTTAGGGTCATCGCTATATACTTCTAAATCACCGTATGGCGGGCATGAAAACACCAAATCGGCTTCTGGTGCAAACGGAAGCAAATCACGGCTATCACCGCAATACCATTCAATATCTGCTTCGGGAATGATTTCTTTGTATTGCGCATGGTTAGCTTCGATTTGTTCTTTACGCAAATCAATGCCGTAATACTTGCGCCCCAAAGCACCGCATACTATCCCCCGCACACTACCACCCGCAAACGGGTCGATAACTTGCCCGCCCTTGCCACAAAACCAACGGTAAACAAGTTCGCATAACACGGCATCAAATACACTTGTTTGTGCTTCTAAACCATCATCGGTAGTCATGTTTAAACCCGTGCCAAAGGTTTTACCAAATTTGGATTTTTCTTTATTTCTAAAATTATCAAAAATCATAGAACCGCTAAAACCAAGTAGGGCATCACCCCTACCTAGTTCGCTTTTAATGCCCATAGAAAGCCATGTACGCCTACGTTCTTGCCATTCCCCCTGCCTAGTATCTAAGATGCTAAACGGGGGAAATACAAAGCGTTCTTGTATGATTCCTTGTTTTGGTTTAATGGGGTCGCCAAACAAATCAACCCCATGCAGATTAAATTCTGCCATTATGCAACCCTTATAAATTCTAAAGTCTTGTTTTCTTTATTCACATGGGAATGATAGGATTCTATACCCCACAGTTTTTGTGCGTAAGCCGATGCCGTGCTTTGCAAATCATTAGATTTAAAATCTTCCAATGGGATTAATACCGCTTGCCCTATATCAAGGGAATCCAAATACATACGAATGTGCTTGGTTAAAGCACCGTATGGATATTTATTTAGGCGCTTCTTTTTGCCCTTTTTATCCAATTGCCCATATTCATTACCATCCGCATCGATGATTAGGTATTGGCATTGTAATTCTTTTAAAAATTGCAATGCATTGTTAAATGCTTTTTTTTGAACTTCTATCATGTAAATTCTCCTTAGAATGGGATGTCGTCGTCAATATCTTTGATTGATTTTGGAAAACCATCATCAACTTGTTTTGATGGCGATGTACTTGTAACCTTTTTGTATTCTGGTGATTCCATAATTTTTTTCTTTAAACCATCCGATAACTTTGCAAACTTTGCACTATCAAAATCATCAAGGCTAAAAATAAAAGTAGGATTAATACCTTCGGGCAAACCATTTTTTTTAATAAGCGATGGTACTGGCGAAACCGATTTTACGTTTGCATACGTTTTACCGCCCGTACCCGTATCATGGCTAACCGATACCATGCAATATTGGTTAAGGATATTTTCTAGGTTAAAGCCAGCTAGTTCATCCAATGTAAAAGCACGCCCACGCCATGATTCTAAATGCGCCCGTAGGGTAGCTTTTTCGGATAAGGATAGGGTGTAATTAGAAGATACAACCAATGGCTTGCCATCATCCGTTGTAAGCGGTTTGCCTTCATCATCTTCGCCATGAAGTTCCCATGTAATAAGAATCTTGCGAAGTACGTTTTCATACTTGTTTTTATGTGAACCCATATCTACGATTCGATAGCATCGTGCAACATGGTTTCCTGCGGGTGGTAGTTGAAAATCAGAACCACCGCTTGCGGTTGCGATAATTGCCATATTATTTTTTCCTAATTGATAAGTTGTTTAAGTTTTTAAATACATCACCAAAATGTGCATCGATTGCATCCGATATTTCTTGGCTAGGGGATGGGGATTTCAAACCACATTCAAAACGGATAATGTCAAAATCTTCCGATGTGCCTTGACCTAATTCCGCCCGTTCAATGGCTTCTTCTAAACGCCGTTGGCGTTCATCAAACATTAATTCCAATTCACTTGATTCTTCTTGCGTCATAATTAACTCCTAAAAAATAGCAAAAGTGCTATATTCAAAATATATCATAAATTTAATTACTTTCACAAGTATTTTATAAGTATTTTCCCTACTTACAAATATTTATTAAGCATTTAAAAATATTTATGCTATGATTTAAAAAAATTGAAAGGAATTACATGAACCCAATGGATTTATTAAAAATTGAATTTGGCTCGCTTAAAAGGTTGGCTGAAAGCCTTAATTTAAAGCCTAATACGGTGTATTTGTGGGGGCAAACACATATCCCGTTGAAGTACGTTGCACAAATAGAAAGATTGTCTAGTAACAAATTAACAAGGGAAATGTTGCGCCCTGATTTATTTGGAGAAAAAAATGTTAATTGAATTTTCAAGTGTGATCCATGAATTTGAACCCCATACATCTGAGCTAACCATAAAAACTTCTGCGCCCCACTTAATTAGTATTTCGATTGATGAATATACAAATAAACATCATGGCTACGAAATGAATAAAAAATCTGTTCAACAACTAATCAAAGCATTGGAAACATTATTAATTAATTTAGAAGGGTAATAATGAAACGTCCATCTTTTCAGTTTTATCCAAGTGATTGGTTGCGTGATACCGCTTTACGCAGTTGTTCTATTGGTGCTCGTGGGTTATGGATAGATATGATTTGTTTTATGCATGAAGGTTCACCTTATGGTTATCTAAAGGTTGGAAATAAGGTTATCCTTCCTGAAAACCTTTCTCGTATGACTGGTATAACCTTACAAGAAGTTCAAGGTTACTTAAAAGAACTCCAAGAAGCTAATGTATATGACATTGATATCGATGGCGCAATTTTTTCAAGAAGAATGATTCGTGATGAAAACGTAAGGAAATTAAGGGCTGAGGGTGGAAAATTAGGGGGAAATCCTAATTTAATGGTTGGTAAAAAGGATATCTTAAAGGTTAAAGATAAGGTTATCCAAAATTCAACCCCTTCATCTTCATCTGCATCTTCATCTTCAAAAAATATATATACGCCTTCATTTGAATTATTTTGGAATGCTTACCCAGAAAAAAAGGGTAAGGGTGGTGCATGGGCATCTTGGAAAAAAATTAATCCAAATGAAGAACTACTTGGCAAAATTTTAAAGTCGATTGATTTTTATAAAGAATCAAAACGGGTGAAGGATGGTTTCATTAAAAACCCACAAACGTGGTTAAACCAAAGATGTTGGGAAGATGAAGATGCCAATTTTGTTGACAAATCAAATTTAGCACCAGAATGGAGGGTGTAATGCGTGGTCATCAATGCGTAATAAACCTTCGTAAAGGAGGTAAAAAGCCCCGTGGCTTGTTTTTTTTCTTAGGTGTGTACCCTTACCCTACCAATGAGCATTTAGACGTTGAGAATAGCGTTTTAAACAATTTTTTACCAGAAGTATGGGTTGAAGATTCCGACCCTAACAAAGTTGATTTAAGTTTTGTAAAAAATTTGCGTGTGCATCTTATTGATTATGGTGGAAAAAGTAGTGTAGAACAATACACAAATTGGTGGATTGCATTGATAAAAGCTGAACCTAATCTTTTGATGGGTGTTGATTGGGATAATGAATTTAATATTTGGAGAAAAGAAGATGTCGTATCTTGAGGCGTTGCGAATGCAACAAGAAGCAAGCATTATTGAATCTGATGATATTGATTTTAATGCATATTTGGTAGAAACAGAACCTAAGCGTAAGGTTAAAGAAAAAAGCTATTACGAAAAGGAAGTTGTAAGTTATTTTGAAGGCAATTTAATCAATAAGGGTAGCCATATTCCATACGATGTTATGGGCTACAAAATTGGTTTGCGCCCTTCCGAAGTATCCGTTTGGGCGGGAATTAACGGGCATGGTAAATCATTGATGATTGGGCATGTTGTGTTGGAATTATTAAAGCAGGGGCAAAAATGTTTAATTGCATCTTTTGAAATGAAACCAGAAATTACATTGGCACGCATGGCACGCCAAGCTACGGGCATGAAAATTCCAACCATTGAAGCATTAGGAAGATTTAATGATTGGAAGAAAAACCATTTGTACTTGTTAGAACATCACGGAATGATTGATGTTGAAACCATTTTAGGTGTGTGTATGTATGCATCAAAAGCGTTAGGTGTACAACATATCGTAATCGATAGCTTGATGAAGTGTGTGCGTGGTGAAGATGATTACAACGGGCAAAAGGATTTTGTAAACGCCTTATGTGGGATTGCCCTTCAAACGGGGTTACATATTCATTTAATCCATCACGTTCGGAAGGGTTCGGATGAAAAGCAAGTATCAAATAAATTCGATTTGAAGGGTTCTGGTAGCGTTACAGACCAAGTGGATAACGTATTTATTATTTGGCGCAATAAGGCTAAATCATTGGAACGGCAACAAAATGGCATAACCGATGAAAGCATTCCAGATGCATTGTTGTGTTGCGAAAAGCAACGTAATGGTGAATGGGAAGGGCGGATTCCATTATGGTTTGATGAAAATAGCCAACAATATACCGATGAAATGAAAAAGAATATTCGTAGTTATTTATAAGGAGGAAGTATGGTACGCAAAGCAACTAAGCAAGAAAAAGATTTGTATTTGGGCAATCAAGAAATTGAACCAGAACGCATCGATGCGGAAATCGCAAAGGTTCGTGAGGGTAGGGATGCACCCCTAACTGAACAAATTTTTGGTGAAACAAAAGCCTATATGGGCGATGCAAAACAAGCATTGTTTATTAAGGATGGTGATATCCGCACGGATGATGACCCATTGATGGAATTTATTGAACTTTATCAACCCGCCGTGATGGTTGATAGGCAAAAGTTTTATCGCAGATTACTTGAAATATTGGAGGGTTGGAAATGAAACCATTAAATTTAGTTCAAGCATGGGATGAACAACAACGAAAACGTGATACACATCATGCAATTTTAAATATGTTAATTCAACAAATTGAAACGGTTGAAAAGATATTTGAAAATCATCAAGACAAAGTTATATCGCCAGCATCGTATAACGTATGTGCAGGTTTGATACAGCAATTGA